CTGCAACCATGTATGGATACTGTGGTGGTAAATATAATTGAAAAACTTTTGACAATAATTTGAATTCTATTTTTTGTGCGTAGTGTAATCTTTTATGTATTGCACTCATAACTTTTGTACCACGCTCTATCAATGCCAGTGTTGTGCCTACAGGGTTCTGTTCGTTGCCTTCGCCCATCTTCATATCTGCTATTGCAGCAAATGATTTACCTGCATCTACAGCAAACCCTAACAATTGAAATAATACAGCTGATGGTTCTTTGTAAGGTAACATCATTAGTGATTCTTTTATAGACTGACCTGTTACATCTACATCTCTAAACTCACCTGGTTGTAATGGTTCGTCGTGATCACGTATACGCATACCTCTTGCCTTAAAACCTGCTGGCAGATTAGCAAGAGTTCCTGCATCAATCAGTTGTCGCAAAGCGCTTGTTGCAGTTCTTGATAATCCACCTAGCATGTGAATCAGACCAAATCCATAAAAGCCTAATCCTGGGAGGAACTT